CCACACGGTTATCTATTTCTCTACCACTTGTTGTAGTAGATTTACCAGAACGTAAATCTCTGTCTTCTTTTCCAGTTTCTGTTATATATGCGGGTATTGAATCTTCAGCCATTATCTTCCAAACATGTAAGTTATCATATCGTTCTGCATAGTTCTAACTTTGCGACCCTGTTCTACAGCACTAATTTGTTTACCGAACTCGTCTTCAACTTGTTGTGCCATAATTTCTTCAGGTCTATCAGTAGAGAATGCAGATAAATCAATAAACTTATTAACTCCATAATCTTTAGCCAACTGTTCTCTTTGACTATCCATCTCTAAATATTCTGGTTGACTTACCATAAAGTTATAATCTTCGTATTGTTTTGCTTTAGCTCTAGCTTGTCCAAAAGCAATAGAGTAACTATCAGCAAATTTAGTTGACCATTCGTCTAACTCTTCTTCTGTAGCACTTCTACCTAGTTTACTTTCAAAGTATGAATCAACCATATCTTCTAATGCATTTTTACTAGGTGGTATAAACTGTTTAGCTAATTCTTTAGCAACTTCAGCCTCATCTATTTGTTCAGTGATTTCAGCTTCTTTAGCCATTTCTTCTAAAGCATATCTAAAAAGATTTCTATGATAATTAAAATCTCCATACAGTGATTGTGATTCAGAAAAATAAACTGAGTCTTGTTCCATAATTGTATCGTAAGTATCTGTACCAGGAACTATGTGTCTATTTTTATCTAACCAATTCATTACATATTTTATTGATGCACGTAATTTTTCTGAAGGTTCACCTTGACTTTCTGCAAAGTAATTGTCTGGAACAATGTTACTGCTAGTTAAAAAGTTTTGAAACTGTCTAATTTCTTCAGTAGTAGCATAACTATCTATTACATCTTCTACTTTAGTTCCACCAAAGTGACCCGCAAAAGGCATCATAGCTTGTTTACCATTAATAATTATTGGAGTTCCGTCATCCATATATGCAGGTCTAAGAATTTGTTCACCTGTCATTAAGTTTAGATAAGCTTGTGCTTGTGGTCCTTCTTCAGGATTTTGAGCCATCCATTCTAAAACAATATCTTCTTTAGGATTAACACCCCATAGTTGTGTAAATTTATTAAAAGAATCTGGGTTTATACCATAGGTTTCAAAATCTTTTAACAGCTGTGGGTCAGATACTTTACCTGAAACCATTGCAGGAACTTGTTGTTGAAACTCTACTTTACTTGGTTTATATATACTTTCTACATCTTTTTTAACAATTTTAGTTTCTTCAGAATCTGCTACCTCAGTATTCCACCAAGCAATAAACTCATCTTCAGCAACACCTAGTTCTTTTTTAATGAAATCTGCAGCAATTTCTCTATCTTCTTCAGGTCCTAGTAAATTATCTTTAAGAAATGTTTTAAAAGATTTAAATTTTTCTGAAAGATTTTCTTGTCTAGCTTTTCCACTAGATTCAAATTGTAATTCAAATTTATTCCATAAACTTTTTAATTTATCCATAGCTATCCTTGTGGGAAGTAATCTAATACTTCCTGGTCATCTCTATATAACTTTAACATAACTCCTGTCCATACACCCCAAAACTCAGGGTATTGTTTTATAATTCTATTAGCATCATTATACACATAAATTCTTAAAGCTTTAGCTCTAGGGTCTGATGATGTTAACCACCAAGTAGGGTTATTCGATGTAGAGTATTCAGCTCCTAATGTAGATGCATATCCCCATGAGTTCATAATTTCAGCAAAACCTTTACCTGCATTTGTTTCTAACACGTAAGGGTTAGTTAACCATTGTTCTTGCATTTCTTCGAAAATGTCTTGAGATGTAGGTGGATTAGTAATACCGTATTCTTCACTTTGAAATCCTGGTAATGCAAGCTTTAATTCGTTTCTAAATGCACGTTTAAATATAGTTTTTTGTATAGAAGTTAATGATTCCAATTCATCTATTTTTTTAGAATAAGTTTTATATCTAAAAAATCCTATAGTGTCATTAACTGCTCTACGGTATTGGTCAGGACTTAATAAACTTTTTTCAGCTACAATATCATTCCAATTTTTTTCTTCATAAGGATTATCTATATTCAAGTAATAACCACTTATTTTTAAATTATTAAATATTTCTGGATTATTTTTTTGAAAGTTTTGTACTCTAACGCTTACAGATTGTTTTCCTGTTTCTGACTTTGACCTAGGACTAAGCATATATGGATGTTCTATACCATAAGTTTCAAAAAATTCATTGTAAGTAGCTATATCATTACCTTCATTTTTTTCTCTAATACGTATATATTCTTCATATAAAGTAGCTTGACCCCATAAATGTCCTTGTTCATCTTCAACAAAAAATTCAGGTTTAAATCCAGTAGGTCCAAAATATTGATATATAAATTCAAAAGCAAACAAAGTACCTGATTTTTCTTTTGCGTACTCTAAATAAAGATTATCTATTTGACCTTCATTAAGGTTACCTTTAGCCATATTAGGATATAACTTATCTATATATTTATCTAACTTACCTGCTTTGTATAATCTCTGTGACTCACCAGCAGATATACCCCAACGATATATATCAATAGTTTTTTTAGCACGCATTTGTTCTATTTCACTACTGTTATCTGTTATGTAATCAAACTTATCTGGGTCCATTAACATAGCTCTACCTTTTTTATATACAGGTGATGCAGCAAAAACATCACTCAATTCTTCAGGTGGAGGAAATTCACCAAAGAAAAACTTTTCAAATTCGTTAGCCCAACCGTATTTAGCACCTAATTTAGTTGTAGCATTTTCAATCTTAGGTAATACTCTAGCCATACCAAATGCAACTAAAGAGTTAGGTCCAGGAACAAATCCCTGTGCAAGTAAGTTTACTCCTTGTATTTGACTTCTAGGAGATATTTGTACATTCTGTTCTCCATTAATTAATTCATCATCAAATATTAAATTAGACATAAAGCCTCCAAAAGGCATTACAAATACATCTCTTTCTGGATTCATAGGGTCAGGAGATATAAAACCGTCTTCAGAACTACTACCTAATGCATCTGCAGCTCCACCACCTCTGACACCTAAGTGTGCTTTTCTTAATACATATGGATTTTCTCCTAGTAATTGTCCCCATGTTTGGAATACTTCAAACCATACTTCAATAAAAGGAAATATGTTTACCAACTTATCTGATAAAGTATGTCTTTGTTTTGTATCATAAAGTAATTCTTTAACACCTGATAAAGCATATGCTTTACTTTCTGTATTCATTACTTCATAATTAGAAATTTCACCAGGTTTAAATAACTTATCAAGTCCAACCATTTCGTCAATTATATCTTTAGGTACTCCTGCTTCTTTAGCTTCATTAATAAATTGTTTACGTAATGGTTTACTAAAATCTTGAAATCTATCTTGTATGTACATCCATCTGAATTGTTTAAATGTAGTAGACCTATTGAGATAACCTATTGGTTTAGTCATTAACCTATCAAATATAGCTTGATATCCATTATTCATCATATCTTCTATTTGTCCTAAGAAATTTGTTGGTGTCATTTCTTCAGCTTTATCAACAATTTGAGTTAGTGTTCCTGGATTAATACCATCTTTTTTATTGTAATATTTAGCAAGTTCATCAGTTATTTTAGATTTTTTAAACTGTCGTAAGAATACATCTTCTGTACTAAAAAATTCAACTACATCTTTTTTGTTAGAACCTGTTTTACCATATTTAACTAGTTTTCCATCAGCAATCATATTACGTATAGATTGATTGCCAAGGTCTGTTGATTTTAAATTGTAAGTATATTTTCTTGTTTTATTATTTATACGAGCATCTTTACCTTTTTGAAAAGAACCTCCTGCAATAATACGAATACGAGATTCTAAATACTGTAAGTGTTGGTCTAAATCTTTAGATGTATCATCAATAAAGTTTGCAGCTTTACGTCCTTTATATCTAACAAATTGTAATCTAGCTTCTCTACCAGCATCACTTGTTATCCATTTGTAAAGTCCATCACTACCATATCCATATCTTGCTACAGCTTGTGCCATAGGGTCACCTCTTAATAATCTTAATTCGTGATATACAGATTCGACTATTTGTGGTTCAGTAAGTTCACCAGTACTTACACCTTTATATTCAATGTATTTATTTCTTTTTGTTTTATTAGCACCACCAGCTATATCTTCATATCGCATAGTCTTTTGCATAGCTTCAATAACTTCTTCTTGCATAAGAAAATCGACAGCATCAGGATTGTATTGCGCTCCTTTGTATTTTGTAAAAGGTAATTTTTCTAACATTTTACCTGCACGTGAATTAGGGTTATGTGCGGCTAACCATTGAAAATATTCGTAAGGTCTATTGTAGATACTAGAAAACCCTTTAACTGCAATACGTGCTTGTTCTTCCATAAACACACGTGTAAAGAAAGCAGCTCTCATAAGTACTAAAGGTTTAAATAAGTTTCTTGTATAAAAAGACATAAGATTACTCATAAAGTTATTTTCTAATCTTTCAACATTTAATATTCCATCATCAAAAGGATTAGGTATAGCATCTTCAGCTTTATTCCAACTAAAATGTTGTGTTTTATACTTAGCATATTTTTTAGCATCTGTAAGTATTGTTGTTTTTTTAAATTGATTATTTGGATATGCTTTAAACAATGGTCCTACTGCACGTTCTATAAGTCTATAATCCATTAAAGGAGCAATGTTGTCTTGCATTTCACTAAATAACGAACCACTCATAGTAGTTACAACGTCACCAATATCGTCTACAGCATTTCCTATTTCATTTATTTCATGTCCACGATAATTAGAACCTATGTTAGGTAAAATGTTTTTGTCTTTGTCAGTAGAATATATTTTCATTTTCTTTAAACCTTCAAACATTTCTGCTGCATGGTCTCTTATATATTCCCAGTTACCACCTTTAGCTCTTACTAACTTTAAATCTCTTGATGCTTGTTTAAATGCAAAATCTCTATAAGCAGTTTTATCTAATGGATTAATTTCCATAAACTCTTTTAATATTTTGTTACCAGATTCAACATCATATCCATTAATTTGTAAATGAGATGTTAATTGTTTTAATCCTACGTTTAAATTATTTAGAGGAATACCCATGTCAGGTACTACTCCTAATAACTTTCTGTAGTATGGATTGTAACTTGAGTTAAAGTTAGAACTAAAACCTAAATATTTTTCAAATTTAGGTAAATCTAATTTGCCTATAGCTTCTAAGGCATAATCAGGTGTAACATTTTCTAGCTTAGCAATTGCACTTGCTTTATCTGCTACAGCATCCATTGTGTCTACTACAGCTTCTCTACCTACTTCTACAAGTTTTTGTGGGTTTTTATTTTTACGTCTTAAAGGAAATACACCTTGTCTAACTTTTCTAGACTTTTCTCCTGCCCAGCTACCAAATGTTCTATATGAAGCATTAGGATTTATACCAGATGATTGTAAAAATTTATTAATAGTAAGAGAACCTGTCTTTGGTAATATTTTACCAGGAAGGGTATATGGTACATTTTGTCCTACATCATTTACAATGGTATATCCAGTAGAAATCATTTGGTCGAAAACTTTTTGTACAGTTTGCCAATCATCTATCTTTGTTAAATCTGATTTAACTTGTGCAGGTAAATGTTTTGTGATTGGATTTGTATTTAATAAATATAAATTATCTTCTTCAGCTATAGCTTTAAAAAACTCTACGTTTGTAGGTTGATTTAATATATCTTGTTTAGTTGTTTGATAAAATCTAGGCACTCTACCAAAAAGAGTATTTTCTTTTTTAAGTTTTTTAAAAGCTTTTTTAGTTTGAGATATGTCTTTATTACTATTTTTATTAGTAATTAATCTACCAACACTGTCTGTTACTTTATTTAAGTTACCATCTCCTGTAGCTCCATCAATAATTGGACCTACTTCATCTAATACATTGTCAGCTAAACTTTTAGAATCTAATTTAACTTTCCTAAGACCACCTTTACCTTTAACAAGAGTACCTTGTTCTATTGCTTCCATAACAGGATTTACTCTACGTAAACCTTTTTGTAAATTTTTAACACCTTTAACTCCTTTACCAGCAAATATTTCTGGTAAAAGCTGATAACTAGCATCAGTTAAACCTGATAGTATATCAAACGATTTAGAACCTGGTGCAAAAACTTCTGCTGCAGTAACCCTACCTGGTGAGTATTCAAGTAATAAATCTCTATCTGCCCATTCAGGTCTGTAATAATCTTGTTCTGATTGTCCTGCCCAGAAAAATCTTTGTCTAGCCCTACCAGCATAAAAATTTACTTTGTTTGGATTATAAGAAGATGTGTAACTTATATTACCATCTTCGTTAAATGCATATTTACTTTCACCTGTTTGTGCATCATAAGACCCTGCTAAAGGTGTTCCTATGTTTTTATAAATAAAGTTTCTAGCTTCATCTGGTGACATACCATATTCATTAGTTAGTTTTACATAGTAAGGTGTTTTTTCTGCTTTAACAGATTCTAATGTAATTTTAGTAGCTCTATCAAAATTTAATGGTTCTCCATTAGCTACAGCTCTAAACATAGCAGCAAGTACAGGTTCTCCACCCATATTGTGTGCTTCACTTATCATGTCTATTTGTTGTTTAAGTTCACTTAAAGTTCCTAGTTCTTGTCCTAAACCTTCAACTTTTGTACCACTCAAATCTATTTGCAACATATCTTGTGCTTTTTGTGAGGTATAACCCTTTTGTAATAGTTTATCGTATTCACGTAAATCTCTAAGATATGCTTGTGACCTACCTACTTTCATAGGTTGACCTGGTGCTAAAGCATTTACACCACTAGCAATAACAGACCATTTTCCTGATGGTCCAAATGTTTGAAAAAATGCATCTAAAGCAGCAAATGCCCATACACCGTATTGAACATCACCTGGTTTAGCTCCACCTGGCATAAGACCACCTGTTAACAAATCACCAAAAGACATCTTCATATTGTCTTCTACATGGTCAAATTGAAATTCTTGTTGTAATTGTTTCCATAACTTAGCTTCATTGTAAATTTTACTTGTTTTACTTTCTTGAGCTATTTCAGCAACAGCTTGATACTCAGGTGGTATTCCTAATAAACCTAAACCTAATGCAGTACCTGTGTCTAATTCAGAAGGATATTTTTCTAAGTTATTAAGTAATTGTTCTGGATTTTCTTTAAATACAGAACCATACTGTAAAGCTTGTAACTCTAGTTGTCTTCTAGCATTGAGTACATCATAATACTCATTTCTATCTCCTAGTAACATTTTTAAATGTTCCTATTGTTAATGATTTCTAATAATGTTGGTGTAGGGTTTATTTGATACAAAGCTTGTAATATTGCATCAGTGTTATCAGCTATTTGCTGTTGTGGTCCTGCCCCATCTCCTATCGGCAATCCTTGTGTAGCAGGTTCTCCAGGTCTTTCAGTAGGTGCAAATACGTTAGGTGCAGTAGGAATACCCTGTTGAACTGGTAGGGGAGCGGCTTGTTGTTGTTCAACAAAAGCTTTGTTTGCTCCATAATCAGCATCAGGTAATCTTCTTAAAGGTTGTTTAGAACTACCAGGACCGCCATCTGTTCTTTGCCCACCTTGTGGTGTAGCTACAGCAGCTGGTTTATTTGGTTGTCTATATCCGCCTCTACGATTTTTTGCCATTATTAAAATCCTTTGTAATTAAAATTATCATGCCTTCTATTGGTTGTATTATTTGTGTAACTGATTCAGATAAAATATCTAATTCATCTTGTACACCGTATGTTTTATACACTAAATCCCAAAATTCTGTATCAAAATATTCTTGCACTTTACATTCCAAATGCTTGAGCCATTGTTGGTACATTTTGTCCACCCATCTGCTGTTGCATCATTTGTTGTTGTATCATAGCTTCTTCTTCAGGAGACATCTGTGGTTCCTGTGGTGTGTAGAACTGCTTCATTATTTCTGTAATGCTAGAAGGATACTCATAAATAGCTATAGCAGCCATAGTTGCTTGAGCATCTCCCTGTGCAGACCTAGCTAATATACTGTCAAACAATACACCTTCTGCTTTATTTTTTCTTATACGTTCTTGTACTTTTGCTATATTCTCAAGACCATCAATATTATCTTGCAAAGTCTCTACGTCTATAACACCAGCTTGTAATAATTGCAAACCAGTAACAATTTTCTGTGGTTCATCAAATCCAGCCATAACACCATAGATACGTCTTGTTCTATAATCTCCACCTATATCAGCTAATGGTGCATAATTTTCAGAAAATGCAGAACCGTTAAAATAACCAGCCATAGGTTTTTTAGATATACCTTGTGAGTAAGAAAGAATTACATCCATTTCTAATCTCTTAGCATCCATTTGTGTTACTGCTGTTTTTATTATATCTCTATATTCACTAATCATTAATGACATAGTGGAGTTCAACTCTGATAAACCAGCACCAGTAACAAAAGAGTTAGGTGACTGTGAATCATCAGTAACTGGGTATCCACCAACCATACGTAACTGTCGTTCTAATCTATCTATTTGTTGAAACAACTGATACGGAATATTGTTCATTGGTTTAGAAACCTGCGTACCTGGAGCTAGATAGTTTACTGCAAATCTACCTTTTCTGTATTGTCCAGATTCTATCTCTCCTGATATGTTGGTTTCTGTAAATACGCTATCTTCCATGGCTATTGCTGACATAATGTTAATCTTTGCCATCATTGCCATTAAACCTATTACGTGGTCGTATTGACCTTTAAGTTGGTCAAAAGAAACTTTCTTCATAAAGACAAACGGTGGTGTAGATAATACGTTTGGTATAAAGTCAAGAATCATATTACGTTCTGGGAATACTACATAAGTACCACCCATGTCATAGTATTCAATAATTCTTACACCTGAGTATGTGTTATCTTCCCAACCTTGTTCTCTGTTGTTTTCATAAGACATAAAAGGTGCAGCTAAGTCACCATTAAGCTCATCACCTTCATCATCATCTTGTTTAAGTATTTCTGCAGCAAACTCAGGATATATTTGTGCAAGTTTATATCTAGGCACACGTCTAATAACAGCCATTTCTCTTGGTTGTTGGTCAGGTCCAAAGTTTCCTGGGAATGTATCGTAAGGGTCTCTAAGTTCTGCTGATGGATAAAAGTAACCATTAACATCTCTCTTTGTTGTTACTACCCAAGCACAGTAACCATAACCAGGTAACCACCTAGATGCTTGTTGCAACTGTGAAAGTAATCCTTGCTTTTCATCATAGTTAGAAACAATACGTTCTAATTTTTCTGCACGTAGTTTACTTCTAGTAGAATCATTATCGTTAGGTACATCTACTCGTACTTGAGGTATACCTGAAATCTTTTGTGCAAGTCTGTCAATACCAGACTGCAACATGTTAGGAGCTGGTAATAAATCAGCATCAGAGGTTTCCATAGTGTTACCTAGTAAAGCTTTAATACCATCAGCACCACCATTAAGAATTGCTTTTATTCTAGCTTTCTGTACTTGACGTTCTTGTACTAATTTACCTGATGTAAGTTCAGAAGCATTTCTAACTATTTCTTGATATGTTTTTGTATCTAGGTTTTCTATGCCCATGGTGCCTCATTTGTATCGGTCATCTTGTAATCTCCATAACTAGGATTATAGTCTAATCCCATGTCAGCAGTATGTTCTTTTTGCATACGTCTAAAAACTTTCATCGGAAACCAACTAGCCATAACTATATCAGTTTTCTCTTTGTTTCTTTTAGAAACAGGTTTTCCATCAAAGTATAACAGTTGTTGTCTAAATTTCTGTACTTTTGCACTACTTTCCCCATCACCAGTAGGTAGATGTATTCTTTTATCTTCGAACAAATCTGCCATGGCACCTACACCATATAGTGGGTCGTGTTTGTTTTTACCAGTCAAGTGTCCTTGTACTGTTATACCACTACGTAGTGTAAATTCTTTTATTGCAGCATCTTGACGTATAGCTGTTTGAAAACCATTTTCTTCTACTATCCAATGTCTACAATCGTATTGATGCGCCCATTCAGCCATTTGGTCTAAAGCAGCTCTAATACCTCCACCTCTTCTGTTTTCTAGGTCAACTAGATATAACTCACCACGGTATTGGTCTATACCCCATAGCACTGATGCTTGATACCCTGATGATGCAGGGTCAAGTCCAGCTACTAAGTATAAGTTTTTATATACTTGTCCTAGTACTAAGTCTGGTCGCATACATTGGTCAATTACATTCATAGTAAATATTTGCGTACCTTCTACGTATGCTTGATTAAAGTAAACCATTTCAAATGTCTGCCTACCACCTGTAGATTCAGCAGAGTGTAACCTAGACATTAACCATTTAAACGTTCTTTTGTTTGACCATAACATACAATCAATATGTTCATCTTCTAAGTGTTCTGGTATTGGACAATCTAACTTGTGTGCAGTTTCTACAATGCTAGTAAAGTTATCTGATTCAAGTAAATGATTATACAAATCATCAGGGTGTTGTCTTGACCCAATTACAATTACAGCTGTGTGTTCCTCTTTACGACTTGACAGTGTTGTAGTCCACCATTGTCTAGTACTTTCTCTTGCACCTGGTTGTTGTGTAGTTTGGTGGTCCTCAATATCGTCAGCAATAATTATGTCACAGTCACGTGATAGAATCTTTCCACCCTTACCTACAGCTACCATTGTCGGTGACTTAATACCTGCAACTGTACGAGTGCCTACAGTAAATTGATTCTGTGACCAGTTCTTACCAGAGCGGTTATCTGGCTTAAAAGATGTTCCTGGCATACAATATGCATCTCTGAGTTCTTCGTTTGTGTCAAGCACGTCTAGGACTGCGCTAAGGGCATTCTTAGCTATATCTTCGTTTCCACCTACCCACATGATACGTGTGTTAGGGTTCTTGCATATCTGATATACAGCAAAGTGTATTAACAGTTCAGTCTTTCCATGTCTAGGGGGGCTTAGTATTAACAGTTCTTTACCGTTTTCTATACTATCTATAATGTTATTTATCCAGTTAGTATGAAAAGGCGCGGTGTCATACTGCTTACCTAGTTCGGTTCGGAAGTATTTTTGTCGGAAGGTTGCGAAATTTTCTAATGCTTCTTTAGCGTCAGCTGATAACTCCCAGTCTTCGGCAGCTACAGAGTTTTTAGTATCAATCTTGTAGGCAGCGAGCATGCGACTGACAGTAGCAGAGGTGCAGCCAAGGAGGGAAGCAGCGTGTGCTACCGTCATATCGCCTGTTGCAACTTGGTCAGCTATTCCCTCGCTTACGAAAGCTCGATAATATTGACCTCGTCTAACGCTAGCATAATCGCCCTCGTCAGACTTACGTTCTATGTTAATAGGTTTTTGTTCAGCTTTCTTGTTATGTCTCGAATCTCTTGCAAACTGTCTTTTTTGGCAGGTAGAAGAGTGAAATTTACGCTGTTTACCTGTTAATTTTTTCCTACAACCCTCTGCTATACAGATTACATTGTGTGATGTTTCGACCATAAAAAACTATCTTCCTGTAGATGTTTGCGTAGTGCTAATTATATGGTACTATACTCTCAAATACAAACACTAAACACAAGTAATTTGTTACAGGTGAAGTTGCAATCGGGATGCGGAAAGCTGCTGACTGGCGAGACAGTACACTAGAAAGACAAAGGCAGTACCCAAGGACTTATAAACAGGTTTAGTAAGCTTCAATAACCCTAATGCCCGCTAACGCCCATACGGACAGGGTTTCTTAAAGAATTACCAGCATATTTTACAGACCTTACGTACTATATGTAGAACATCCAGATTGACATCTGGTAGTCATAGCTTATATATAGTAATAGATTTATAGACAGTACATAAATATTCTACATAGGTAACAGACTGTCCTTCCGACTTTCGGAAGTCAGACAGTCTGACACCATATGTATTTATTTTGTAGAGATATGTAGTACTTTACTGTACCTATATATCTTTATGAATAGAAAGGAATATGTACAATGAAGAAACTTAGAATGTATGTACTAATACTTGAGTTACAGATACATGCTATAGTTCTACGGACACGTAGGACTATATACAAACGTATACATCATGAGGAACCTAGCCCAGCGTTATGGTTAACTTGGATGAATCAACGTCTCACTCTCCGACTCTCGCGGAGGTCGTGAGACTTCTGTAAGTAATATATTATCTATTAAAGAAAGGAAATAACAATGGATAAATTTAATAATAAAAAACTATGTCGTGTATGTAAATACCCAATCGTATTCAAGAAAGATGCGTATTGGAAACCTGCTAGCAATGGCAAAACATACCCGCTAAATATACACTATAAAGATTGTGCGACCAAAGTATATCTCGATGGCGAGAATGCTTGGGAAGTATCTAAACGTGAACTAACACGTATCGATAAAATTAAGCAACTATCTTTATTTAAATAAATAAATTACAGCCCCTTCCGACTCACGGAATACGGGGCTGTATTTAATTTTTAATATGAAAGGATATTATGAATGAGAATGATATAGATTATATAGATGACTATGTAATAGAACAAAAGTACAACTAACTTGAAAGGAAGTTATGGATACTAAAACTATAAACTATTGTCACGAATGTGACACCACACACAATGTGGATTATATATTCTTGCAGTATCACTGCTAGTATATATCACTTGTCTGTCCTTCCGACTAACGCGAAGTCGGACAGACAACTGATATATATAAAATATATATGTCAAGCATAAGCCAATTATAGAAAGGATATACTTATGTCAAAACCAATAGCGTACCCTATGGTATGCGGTATTACAGGTGAACCAATCACCGAGTGGAAAGATGTTACGTTCATCACCACTTACATTAAGGGAGTGAAAGAAACATTCCCAATCCATATCAACAAATGGGCGTTGATGGATTTACATAACGCCAGCCCAACATCTAAGAAGTCTCGTGAGGCTTCTGCATCAGAGGCAGATACTGTCTCTGAGGATGTAGCAGTAGAGGAAGTCGCTGTAAGCGAAGACCTCGAGACTGCACCCTATTAAAACCAAGTAGGTTTTATACTACCTATGTACGTTATGTATGTAGGTAGAATAAAGTCTAAGATAGCAAGAAAGGATGCATGTAAATGGATTAGCTATATAATAAAGACCCATTAGATAGTAGTGAAGTAGCCCACGTGGTAACGTGGAAGTAGCTACTATCTAGTTTATGATTTACTAAAAGAAAGGATAACTATATGAGACCACTAACATTTTATTTTATAATATTAATGATAGCTATGAATATAGCATTCAACTACTAACGAATAAACAATAGAAAGGAATCCTAATGGATATAGTGCAAGTAAAAAATGCAATGGATATTATGAAAGAATTACTTTCAGAATATCAATACGAAAAGCTAGAAGATATGGTCAACATAGCAGTTGGTACATATCATGATACTCAAGCCATTGAAATACAAACAAAGGACTTAGAGTTTCTAAACATCAAACCAAAAACGTGGAAAGTTGATGACGTCTTTGAACCAGATGTCAATGACTCTCCATTCTAATACACTAACTGCCTTGTCTGTCGTATGACTTTCACACTACGACAGACAACGCATACAGAAAGGAACAACATGTTAGATAAACTAACTAATGAACAGTTAATTCGAATCATACAATGGACGCTTAATGACTTAGACTCTTGGAATAATAATAAGAATGGTGTACTACCAGAAGTTAAAAGGTTTACACGTATGTTTGAAGAAGCTATTAACTATCAAGTAACAAAAGCAATCAACTCTATGGAGGAAGAATAATGTTAGAACCATTAAAAATAATACACTATGCCTTAGCTATTAAACATGAGCTAGGTTTTGATGATATAGAAGCAGCAAAAGAAATTGTTGATGAATTGTGGGAATATGCAACTCATGCACAAATAGATTTGGAGGAAGAATAATGTATAAAGAAATTAATATGAAAAACCTTGTATCTAATGTAACAGAATTACAAGAAAAATTAGAACTTATAGGACGATTACAAATAGCAATCGTAGATGAAATTGCAGAAATTAGACCTGACTTTCAAGCTAAGTTTATATCTATAGTATTAGCACAAGATAAGATTCGTGAAGAGTTTACTGAACATATCAACAAAGTTGGTGACGATGATACTAAAACTATGATGATGGAACTTAATGAAATAGCAGAAGACTTAAAGGAAAATACAAATGACGCAAAATAAATACGATAGAATAGACATATTAGAAACATCTATAGTAGACATATTAAAACTACTAGGTAATTTACAAGAACAAATCACAAATCATACACAAATTCTAAAGTTAGTAACTAATTATGAGAAGTTATTAACTAATCATGAGGAAGAATAATGTCTAAAGTTTATACATATATAGATGAAAATACTAAGCATGATATTAATATACTTACAGTTTCGTTTACGTACAGTAGCGATACAAGTGCTGACGATGCTATTGCGCAGATAGACCATATGGTATCACTAGCTAATAGTGACCCATCAATAACATTCGAAGCACATGAATACGACATGTACAGTATGTCACCTTACAGTTCTCTCAGTAACACTGAGTGAAACGCAGTAGAACCCGACAGTTGAGAGCTTTGCCCTTGCTTTCTCTGTCGGTTCTACACTCGCAATAACCGACAAAGAAAGGAACAACATGAATCATATTCATGCAGATAAAAGAGAAACAAAAGACTATACAGTTACGATTGCATTTATAACTAATGATGGACATGACGATAAGACTCACATGCCTGAAGACAGTGACCCTTTAGTGTATCAATTAATTATACCTGCAGAATCTACAATGCAAGCTATACAACGTGGCATGGAGATAGTAACTATAACTAAAGCAGAACAAATGACAGATTATATACCAGGTCACCCTCTTGTAGGAGATAAAGAATC